ATAGAAACAAGTTACGAGTTTTTGCGACGCACGGTGACTTCCCAAGAACTGGTCGCAACAGTTCCCGGTATTTCTTTGCCAGCTTCCCAACGTTCGCGGATAGCTGCCAAAGACAATCGTTTGTGGAGCAACTCAAACTCACCGGTTTGCGCCACGTATTTGTAAAAAGCATCCCAATCAGTGATGGCTGGGTGCGTGACCTTTTTCATGTTGCATGAAGCTTTGTCAGAGGCGGCCTGTGAGATGCCTGCATTGGACATTTGCTCCATGATGTCAGCCTCAATAGCTGCCAGCTTTTCATTGCACTGCTTGATCTGCTCAGCAAGATCTTCCTTAACGGATTTGACTTCTACAAAACGGTCGATGAGTTCACTGATTTTCATGATGCTGCTTTCTTGTGTGCGTTGAGAATGTTGATGATGCCGGGCTCAGGTGGGTACCAGCCTGCAGGCTTAACCACGTCATACTGGTTGCCACGAATAGACCGTTGATAGTCATTGGCAGGCACTTTGGACATATTGCAATCATGCACCACATTGAAGATTTCATCAAGGGGCAGCCCCATCGCATGAGCCATCCCCATGGTGACGTAGATGAGGTCAGCAAGTGCATCGGCGGCGTCAACCAAGGAGCCTTCCTCACAAGCTTTCAAATGCTCTGAAAGTTCCTCCATGATGAACCTAGCAAAGTAGCTGGTTTGCTCAGCAGGCAAAATGTGGGGGTGGTCACCAATGGGTAAGCCCATCTTGATGCGGAATTCTTTGACTTTGTTATACATAGTGTAGTGTCGCATTACGCGGCCTCTTGGAAAGTGCGATTGGCCCAGAGATCGGACAACCACATGGGTGGGGGTTTGTTGCCTTTGAAGTACACCATGGGCATAGTTTGCAGCTTGCTGGCGTAGTACTTACGGTAGGATTCGACGTGGTCGGCTGATTTGTATTCGTCAGGCATTGCCAATGGTGGAGGCTGCCACAGCAGAGGCAGCTTGTACATGGCAGGTGGTGCCTGCATAAGCTGGTCAACTAGCACTTGGTGTGACTTGTGCAGCTTGAGGTAGCGTAGTTTGAACTGACGACCAAGTGTTAAGCCAAGCTCGACAACCCAGTCATAGTGGAGCCTGCTTTGACGCACCCAGATTGCACTTGGATGGTTTTTATGGGTGGGCCTATAGGTTACGGCATCGCCATTGTCAAAGTGGTGGTGAGCCGTGGCCAGAAGCTGGCAGGATTCGATGAGCATTTTGCCAACATGCTTATCGCAATGCATGCTGCCTGCAATGGTAGGCAGATGGTGGAGATAGAAGACATTCATAAATACCTTTCAACAATCAGTACTGCAATTATACAACAAGAAGGGTGAGGGCTAGCCTTATACAAGCGGCTCCGTCTATCACAGCAATATGCCGAGACTAGCCCTCAAAAACTTATGCCAAAGCCAGCAGAGCTTCGACAGCTTGATTCTTGATGTTGACGCCACCGCCGAACCATGCATTGGCCAGCCGAGCATCGCCTGTGCGGGCTGTTTCCCAATCCATCAGCTGGGTCACAGCGTTGAGTGCGCCCCATGCTGTGCCTTTGGAAGACTCGAGATCAGCACCAATGCCTGCGCCATCGAACAGGGCCAATGCACGTTGTGCTGCGCGGCTAGGTTTCTTGTCGTCACCGCCAAGGAGCTTGGTGAATACAGCCTGAGCTTGCATGCTGGACACTTTGACACCGGCCAAAAACTTGGCGGTATGCTCAAAGGCCTTGAACGCGTCATTGATGTTGCCGAGATCAGACTTCACAGCGGCTGCATTGAACACTGAGTTGTGGCGAACACTAACTTCTGCCTTGCCACGTGCCGATGCCAATTGCAATGTGTTGTTGCATACAACGCGGACAGAGGTGAGGCGAGCCTGAGTTGCCAATGAGCCATCGGCCGAAGAAGCCAGCAACAAGTACTGATTGACCTTGTCACCTGCCAATGCAAACTCACCATCCATACGAGCCAAGGCCCAGTAGTGAGCGCCGTTACGCAAGACGCCGGCTGTTTCCAGATGGGCAATGTTGCCAACCATGTCGCGGAAGAATTCCAGCACCTCAATAGGCTGCACAATTTTGTACTGGCTAGATACAAGGCCCAGAGGCGTGTTGCTGTCTGTGCGGTACATGACTTTCTTGCCGTCATACGCCATGGTGGTGGGCTTGTAGCCGTTCCACACAGAAGCAGGTGGGGTAAACTGCACATCGGCTGTAGCCAAGTGGAAGTCAAGGCCGGATTCTTCAGCCCAGGTTTCAAGGGGTGCGTTGTTGGTCAGTTTCTGACCCAGACCGTGCCAAGGGGTGTCACCTACGTAAGCCATTGCGGCTTTGCCAGTGAGAGTAGTTGCGAGCATGTGTGCCATGATAGATGCCTTTCAATAAACAGTGAAACAAGTAAGTTAGAGAACCAGTTTGTAGTTGCCTACAGTTGAATTATACAGCTGCTTTTGCAACTTTTTCACGTCTTTGCAAAAAAGTTGCAAAATTTTTCACTTTTTCACGTCTTGCAATCTCCAGTCCTCTAGAATCCTAAGAAGATCTCGCCTAAAGTTCTGTCTTAAGATCAACTCGCCAGGCTCGTATTGGCTAATGAACCGCTGAAGTGGGTCATCGAGGCCTTGAAAGTCCCTATTGGCCAAAGGCAGCGGGTCAGCTAAGGCTGTAGATTGCGAGGCAACGCCATAAATCTGGTCAGTCAAAGGCGCATCTTCACCTTCAAGCAACTTGGCGGCTTTCAAATCTGCCAGTGAAAGGGCCATAGGCTCTTGTGGCTCAGGTGCCATTTGCTCAAGCGCCTTGGTGGTCTTTTTAGTGCTTAACATTTTGTGCCTCCTGCGCCACCATGATGGCTTGGCGCCATGCTTCATCCCAAATTGCTTTAGGGTCTTTCAACAAGTCCATGGCATTGGCTTGCTCAAGCAGATTGACCCAGTCATCAAACGCTGTTTCCCATTGATCTAACGGATTCATGCTTTCTCTTTCGTATACGGTGGTGGGCAATCTTTCGGCACCTCAACCACACACCAGACAGCCTCTGGCGGCTTTTGGAACTCCCCTCGAATCCAACGGTCAATGTAGGCATCTGCCATTTTACGTAGTGCGGGTCTTGCAACGCGATCTGCAATGCCTGAGAAACTGCAAATCTCTTTTACGGATAGACCATCTGGGTACTTACGTAGTAGTGCCCTAATGGCCATGTGTTTAAGCGGTTTTTTCACTTTTCTCTTTCAGCATTTCAACGTATTGGCACAAGCGGGTAAACACCTGCGGCTCAAGTGCCACCACATTGTTTTCATGGTGATTGACTGCCAACCATATTTGGTAGCCGTCGAAGCTGGCGTACACGCCATCACCTAAATAAGCTTGATGTTCATCCATTGTTCTTCTCCTAAATGATTGTGGTTCTTCGGTTCTTTGAGTTCGGGAAAAACACTAGCGAGAAGACAGGGAAGTCCATTGGCTCGTCCGGGGTCACCGTCTCGCCGTTGATGAGTACAGCACCCTGTGCCATGTGCCTGCGCAGTTCGCCGTTGCTCATAACGGTGCAAGGACGTTCCGCAGACATTGGTATGGCTGGGCGGAGGTTGTTCAGGTATTGCAGTACGTTCATGCTTTCTTTTCCTTGAGTTGTTGCATCAGCATTTTTTCTTGCTCAGTCCAAATAAATGCATCACCATATTTTTTGCGCCAGTCTTCTGGCGGAGACAGATACCAATCCCACCACGATTGGCATGGGCGAGGTTCTGATTTTTCATCGGTCATGTGTTCTTCTCCTTCAGGGCTTGCTCAATCAGCAAGTAATCTTCTCTAGCGCAAAGCAATAGCTCTTCGCATTCCCATTCTTTGTACGCTGTAAGCAGTGTTGCTTTTCTATCCTCATCCGTCAGCCCTACCCATTCGCGCTGCACTGGCTGCACTGGCAGGGGTGGCTGCGCCACGTCAACCAAACTTACCGGCGTCACATGCATCCAAGTTGCGCCGCTGCTAGTTGCTGCTTTTCGAGCCGCATCTTCTGACCAAAAATAAAATGCAGCCACTTTATTTGATACTCGCCAAACATGGTTTTGTGGTGGCTCCTGCACTGGCAGGGGTGGCTGTGCCTCAAATTCGGCCATCACTTTATGCGTAGCGCAAACCATTGCGTCTTCAAAGCTTGCCCGCGTGTCGCGTTTAATTGATGCCAACTGCTTTTCAGCAAGCGCACCCCAATCTTCTTCTTGCCCCTTCTCTACACCACAATCACACGCACCAGCAAGGTACGCTGGTGCGTTATGCACCGCACAGTCTGACCAGTGCAGCTTGTCCGCAGCCATAGCCCTTTTAGCGGGAAAGCCGCCGCCTTGTCTGCGCTCAATGTCCTCAAACGCTTCATCCTCTGGTGTCTTCATAGCATTCCATTTTTCAAAGTGATGCAAGTGCCTTCTATTTGGGTGACCATTTGACCACCTTTGAGGGCCATTTTGCGTAGGTTTTCTTTCTGTTCATCCAATGTGGCGCGGCACTCTGTTTCGCTTTTGTAGTACCGCATGGTCTGCATAAACTCGCAGTGCCCAGCCATGCACACAAACAGCACAGGGATGTAGATGATCTGGATCATGTGATGGCCCACCACACAACAGTGCATATCACCGAAACAAACAGCACAAAGATAAAGAGGGCAAGCATCGTCTTCACCAAGTCGATGAAGAAGTCACCCCCAGCGTCGGTATCGTCATCGTTCATTCCGCATCCTTCCATGTCCAGCCCAGCAGCTTGGTTGTGAACCAGCGTTGCAGCCATGATGGCTTGTGATACATGGCAAAACTGGTGGTGTGTGAAGCCTCTGCGTACAGTACCCAGTGACCCACAGGCTTGGGCGGCTCGTACAATTTGTAGCTATTCATTTCGCATCCCTCCCCTGAAACATCTCCGCGCTCCACGCATTAAGAATGCGGGCCTTGGCCTCTTCGCGCTCTTCGGGAGGGTAGATGTCAGCAACAACATCCTCCAGTGTTTTCAATATCGACTCTGTCATCTGCTGTGGTGTAAGTATCATTTCGCCTCCCTTGCGGCAAGCATTGCATTTGCCAGTTCGTAGGCTCGTTTTGAATAATATGAAAAATCAGATTCATGGATGCCGCTGGCAAGTTCTGCTTGTATGGCCCGTGCAGCAAACTCATCACGCAGGGTCTTGTCTCGGGCATAGCCGCCTGTCTTCTTCATCCATATGGAGTCGATGGGTGTGGTGTCTTCTTTCATGCTTGCCCCGCAATTGCTGCGGCCAACTTGGCCTTGTTTTGCTCGTAGATGGTGTCGAACACGATTAACGCGCCCGCTCTGCTGATGGTGCCGTCTGTCACCCTTGTGATGATTGCGGCCAAGTACGCTGGCGGCATTAGGGCGCTCATAACCTGCCACTTTTGGTCTTCGGTCATACTTGCTCCTTTTCAATTGGTACATCACGCCATTGGCCTGTTTTTTTGTCAACCACCATGTCAATGACGTTGTATTCAGGTTCCCACCATTGCTGAAGAATGCGAATTGTCTTTGTAAGCATGATGTGCTTACCTAGCTCAAATTCATAAGGGTTTGATATTTCGCGCTCAACAAAGCGCAATCTGGATGTTGGCGTCATGCTTGCTCCGCAGGCTCGTAAGTCATCTCAAAGATGTCAGGCTTGCAGGGGTAGTGCTCGCCTTTCACGCCTGTGATGATGTAGTCGCCGGGGCTGACAGTGTGCCAGCCTTCCAGCGTCTTGATTCCGCCGTGGACTCCCACTATGAAATCTGGAATGTCAGGGTAGTTAATCGGGGCCCATAAAACTTCTGGATGGTCGCCCAGCTTGAACCACTGCACGGCCTCAACG